AGCATCGGAACCTGCGCCACCGCCACCTGCGACAACAAGCGCATTACAAGTTAGCGCAGTTTGCGGAGTGAATGTTCCAGAGGTTAAGAAAGCGTGATACCAATATGTACCATCGTTAGCAACAATGTTTCCACCAGTAGCCTTAGGTGCAACTGTAGGTGTAGTGCCTGTTGCTGCTACGCCGTATAGTGAAAAAGTGCTTTTTGCTACGAATGAACCATTGGTTGCTGTTAGTTTTATTGAAGTAATTGCACCAGTGTTAGACCATTGTCCAGCAATTAAATCTAATTGCCATTGGGTGCTAGCATTATTTTCTGATGCACTATTTACAGAATAACTTTTTGCAACACTTGCTGTGTAATTCGGGATGTATATTTCTTGAGCGCCAAAAGTGTTAGTAGTATTATTGGTTGCTGGAATAATTCCTACAAACCCTGTTGAACCAGTAGCGGAACCAGTCACGATAGAGCCACTTCCTGCGCCACCATAAAGTTGTCTATAACTTAAGTCATAAGCAGAACCATTAAAGGAAATAACATAGTCATCTTGGTTTGCCGCTCTTGAACTTCTTGCAGATACGACAATTTTTAAATCGGTATATCCAGTTTGAGGAATGTTATCAAAAGTAACGTCTCCTACTGTTTGAGTAAGTTCAATAGTCTCTAGTAGTACGTGATTGCCTGCCATTATCTATCTCCCTTATTTCGCATATCTAACAATGACAATTCCGCCACCACCTGTGCCGCCGCGAGAGTGACCACCGCCGCCGCCGCCACCTGTTGCAATTCCTCCAGGAGTACCTGCTCCAGCAACACCGTTACCCCCGCCGCCAACACCGCCAGTTCCAGCGCCACCCTGGTCTCCAGGGCTAGCGCCACCACCACCTGCATAGTAAGTTCCTAGTGATTGCCATTCAAGTCCTGGACCGCCGTTACCGCCGCTAGTGCCTGCGTTGCTTCCAGCACCGCCTGCACCTCCGCCGCCGCCGCCGTTGTAGTATGGAGCGAGTTGTCCACCGCCACCACCATAACCCTGAACAGGGGACGTTGAAGGTGTGTTACCGCTTCCTGCTCCTTGGTCACGGCTAGCGCCACCACCAGAGCCACCAGATGTTGCTACTCCAAAGAAAGAACCATCAGCAAGATAAGCGCCACGCCCACCGCCAGCGGAACTGTAACCATTAAATGTAGTTGCGTTTCCAGCCGTAGATGCTGCCTTTAGAGTTCCAGAACCGCCACCGTACCAACCACCGTGACCGCCCGCACCGATTACTACAGGATAAGTTCCTGCTGTGATGCTTGAAGATGAGAATGCTCTATAACCTCCAGCACCACCACCGCCACCGATGATAGGACCACCACCGCCGCCGCCGCCAACAACCAGATAATCACAGGTTACTGTCTGATTAGGCGCAAATGAACTTGAGTTAGTAAATGTGTGGTACCAATAAGTAGAGTCAGATGTTACAAGCCCACCAGTTGCTTTAGGTGTTGTTTCGTCAACCCAAGCCTTGATGCCATACAGAGAAAACGTTGTACCTGAAAGCATATTGCCATAGTTGAAAGCACCGCTTCCCCCGTCTCCGCATTCAGCAATAGAGATAGTATTGATTGCTGCGGTTGAACGCCACATACTTATTCCTGCATCTACTCCCTCGCCTGCATTTCCATAACGGCTAATCCAAGTTTTATATGTTGTTGTGTTGGAGTAGTTCATAAAATCTACGGTAAAAACATTGTTTAAATTGTTTCCGCCTTGCTGACAAAGAGCACCAAATACCATATTTGCTTTTTTGTAAGATGTAGCAGAAGAGCCGTTACCTCTGAGGGTTGTGTAAGAATAGTTGGTTCCAGTATCTACTGAACCATTACCAACTCTTGCTCCAACCATAAACCCACTATCGACAAAACCACCTTGTATTACTATACGAAGGTCTGTGTAAGTTTGAGGTATATTAGAAAATACTACTGGTCCAGTATTGCTTGTAAGAGTTTGTTTGGCTAACTCTACGTAAGTATTGGTTGGCATATTATTTCACCCCGTATAATGCAAATTGAGTATTAGCAGTAAATTGTGTACCAGTCGTGCTTGTAAAACTCAGAGATGTCACGGGTTCGCTACTAAGCCAAGCGCCACTGCTTAATTCCGCAAATCCTATTACGCTCATCAACTCTTGATTGTTTGTATCAAGACCTGTTAGGCTTCTAACAACCTTATACTTTGTCGTACTTGAATAGTCCAATACATCAATGACTGATGCTCCAAACACACCTGAATTTGCTCCATTAGTTCCAAAAATTGCAACAGAGTTAATGTAAGTGGCATTCGCTGATGCATTTGAAACTAGCGTTGAAGTACCTACTCCTGGATTAGAGTATAATCTATGCCAAGAGTAATTTGCGCTAGTATCGCCGTTCATCTGCATATTCGCATCTTCTAGAACATACTCAGTTCTAGTAGTGCGCCCAAGCGCTCTGATTTGTAGATGCTTGTATCCGCTTGGGATGTTAGCAAATGTAATGGCAGATGCGGCAGAGGATAGCGTTACCGTAGCCAACGCATCATATGCTCCTATGGCAGAGAAGGGCGGTGTGAGATGCCCCGATATTCCAGAGGCAATAATACCTGGAAGTAGGGGACTCATTATTCTACGTCACCCACAATGATGAATGATGAGGCAGACTGAGCAATAACTGTTGCTGCAGAATACTGAGCACGTAGTGCTGGAGCAGCAGCGGTAGCACCCGTAGATACGATTGTAACTCCAGAGCCTGCAGCAAATGTAACCTGACCAGCACCAATCTGTACGACAGTGATGCGGTCCCCTGCTGCGAATACTGAGTTGTTAATTGTTACTGTGATTGCACCAGCATTGCTTGCCGTAACTACTGCATCCTTGTCGGCTGCTGCAAGAGTGTAAGATGTTCCAGTTTGAGCATTCAGTGGATTGCGTTCTTTAGCAAGCGGTACTCCGCCTGCAGTAGAACCATCGTGAACTACAACGGTCTTCTTGTCTGTATCAACTGTAAGTTCAGCATTAAGACCAGTGAAGGAAGAGTGCTGTGAAGTTGTGCCTCTACGGCGTTGGAATGCGAATGACATTAGAGAGTACCCCAATCGGAGATGCTAACCCACGAAGCGGACGTTCCGTCAGTGGTAAGAAATTTGCCAGTGTTTGATGTCTGGCTTGGAACTACATAGACACTAGAAGTGTCGAGCGATACTGTTACAGCGCCTGCTGTTCCACCACCACTTAAACCTGTACCCGCTGCTACTGACTCAATGTCTCCGCTTGTTGCCATTACTGTCCAGGCAGAACCTGTCCAGACATACATACCAGGAGTTACTGAGTTAAAGTAAAGTGCTCCAGTGATAAGAGCGTTACCGTCATTATCTACTGATGGGGCTGATGACTTAGCACCAAGGTAGCGATCATCGAATGAATCATAAGAGGCTGCAGCTGCGGTTGCGCTAGCTGAAGCAGATGTAGCAGATGTATCTGCAGCGGTTGCAGAGTTAGCAGCAGATGTTGCACTTGTTGCTGCAGCTGTCTGGCTTGCTAATGCACTGCTTGCTGACGTTGCAGCCTGACCAGCAGATGTAACTGCAGTCGCTGCTGAGCTGGTTGCGATTGCTGCAGAACTAACTGCAGTCGCTGCCGATGTTACTGCAGTAGCAGCAGAGGCAACTGCGGTTGCAGCTGAGCTGACTGCCGTTGCTGCTGATGTAACAGCAGTAGCTGCGGACGCTGTAGCGATTCCTGCAGATGTTGCAGCCGAGGCTGCACTAGTTGCTGCCTGTGCTGCAGAAGTTGTTGCTGTATCGGTAAGAGTTGCAATCGATACATAAGTGCCAGTAGTTGTATCAGGGTCTGCAATGCTGCCCATATCGCGGACAATTCCTGCACCAGTTGTACCAATTACTGATGCGAGTGAAGTGGCAGCACTTGATGCCGATGTAGCTGCACTGCTTGCACTGATTGCAGCTGACTGTTGTGAGGTGAGTGAGCTTGACGCACTAGTCGCAGCCTGAGCTGCAGAAGCCGAGATTGTTGCAACGGATGCAGCAGCTGTTGTAGCTGAGTTACTTGCTGAGGTTGCACTAGTAGCAGCAGCATTCTGAGAGACTAACGCAGCTGATGCTGACGCTGTTGCAGAAGTCTGTGATGTTAAAGCACTGGCTGCACTGGTTGCTGCAGCAGCAGCTGATGTTACTGCAGTAGCAGCAGAGTTTGTTGCGGTCGTAGCGCTGGCTGTTGCTGTTGATGCTGCTGCGGTTGAAATAACTTGTGAGCTTGCCGATGCAATAGCAGAAGAAGCTGCAGCGTTTTGCGAAACCAATGCAGCAGCTGCTGAGGCAGCTGCGCTGGTTGTCTGTGTATCAATGTAACCTTTGGTTGCTGCGTCGGCAGATGAGGTTGGTGTGCCAAGACCAGTGATCTTGAATCCACCCGCTGCAAGGTTTGCACCAAGTACGTTGCTAGCACCCAGTGTCTTGTTTGTTAAAGTCTGTGTGTCATCTTTACCAACGATTGCACTTGTTGTGTCGTGTGCGATAGCTGCTGCTTCATGTGCTCGTGACTCAGTGAAGTCACGTGCAGATACACCGTGTTCAACAGCTGCTCCGATAGCGTGTGCCTTTGCACCAGAGCTATCGATGTTTCTTTGGATCTGGTATGAAGTACCAACCAGCGAGTTAACCTGGACGACTTCTTCGTTAGCAGTATCCTTCTCAAGAATTAGAGTGTATGGATAAAGGATAGGCAAGTTGCTTGCTGCAGACAGCTGAAGCGACAGATCCGTAGAAGATATAGCTAAGGCAAGAGTTGTCTTAGATGCGGTAGAACTATAATAACGCGTTGGATTGGTCATTGGTTACCTCGAGTATTGTATGGTGTTTAGGAAGTTGGCTTGCTGCTTTGCAATCTCTTCGCCTAAGCGAACTGTATAAAGCTGGAAGATATATTTAGCTGCACTTGTTGAAGCACCAGCTGGAACTGGAGCATCCAGTGCATCGGCTGATACTGAGGTGACTGCCACCTTGCCTGAGTCAACAGTTGAAAGCAGTCGGTACATAGCACCAAGACGCACAACATCTTCACATGATGCAGGCAATCCGCTTGCTGTTAGATCTTGTTCATCAGTAATAACTGTTGGGTACTTTGTGTACTGGACGCGTACTTCGCGTCCTGGCTGTGGAGCTTCGTTAAGAATAAGAGCCTGACCAGTTGTTGTTCCTGAAGTTGTTGCGATGGAATAGTTTGTATCTAGTCTCCATCGACGGATCAATGACCAGACTCCAGTAGAGTCTGGAACATCCCATGAGACTCCAGTGATATCAACCAATGAGTCTGGCATTACGTATGAGTAATCAGAACCATTGAATGTAAACGTTTCGTTGGCAATGACAGGAAAGTTCATGCCTTTAATAGTCTCTTGGATAGCTCGCTTGATTTGAGACTTTGGAAATATAGGATTGTTTCTTACGATAGCACCAGCAACGTGAGTTGCTCTTGTGGTTCCACGCCAGCCACGACCAGTAGGGTTTGCTGCTGCCCCAAGAATCAGAACAGTACCGCTTGACTCAACTGTATTTTTTACATACAGGAGTTCATCATCAATCTCGATGATTCCCTTGCTTAGCGCCTTGGTGTCATCAACCGTAATTGATAAGTCTGTGGCTCCCACGTTTCCTGTGGTTGTTGTAACCGATTCCTGGTTACGTACGTATGAACTCATCTCACCGAGAGTTTGTTCCGTCAATTCATTTAATGTAGCCATTATGCTTTCAGCGCCTTTCCTGCTTTATCAGACATGCGGACAGCCGATTGAATGTCTTTCATCTTGGTTGATGCAGGCTGGATGCCCTGCTTGCGGGCATCTCGGTATGCATTTAACTCTGCGTTGTTCTTCTTCAGCTCAGTGGAGATTCCTTCATTGCTGATGCTTAGGTTGGCTGACCTAGCGCACTCTCCCCAGTTGGCATGATCCTGTGTCTTGCAGCCAGTTCTACAGTTACTCATCGAAAATGTAATCTCCATATCCAGCTGCCGTTAATTCTATTGCTTCTTCATTTGTTATTACATTGTCGAATCCACCACGTAGGACACGATCGCATTCATCTAAGAAAGAGTTCTGCGGTACGACAACGGTTGACCAAGCGCCATTTCTTTTAATGACGGTCTTTCCTACTGGGTAGGATACAAACCAAAGTTCTTCTGGTCTGCCAATTTTATATTTATATGTGGGTCCACGAAAGATCTTTGTCATTACCACTTCACCTTGTCTGCCCAATAGGCTGCTGACATAACACCCTTGCTAATGTTCTTAGCATGACGTGCTTTAAATGATTGACGACGTTGCTTGTACTTCCTGGTTTCACCAGACTTCTCTGGTGAACCGCTGACTCCTTGTTGACCAAAACGAATAGTCTTTACTTGTGAGCCAGATTTGGCTACAACAACGTGAGACTTCTTGGGATGTGTAGGTGTTGCCTTTGGCTTATTAAAGCCAGACACTCCTGCTCGTTTTAGTCTTGGATCCATTTACTTCTTCTTCGCTGCTCTCATGTTGTCAACCAGGTTTGGATATGGTCGTCCTGCTGCTTTGGCTGCAGCCTTAGCTGCTGCCTTCTGGGCAGATGTTAAAGGCTTTGAAACTTTCTTAGGGTTTGGTTTATCCCAAACTTGCTTCTTCTTTGGCATTACTTCTTTTTCTTTGGCATTGGCTTCTTGACGCCAGGCTTCTTCTTACCGTACTCAACTTCTTTTTCCATCTTGCCTTCAGTCTTTTCGTGCTTCTTTGAAGCCTTCTTAGCTGCAGCAATTCCTTTAGCTGTGTATGGAAATTTCTTTCCCTCAATCATCGGCATCTTCTTCTTCTTCCTCTAGGTCTTCTAAACTCATTGATAACATTGGCGCTGGGAACTCCCACTCGGGCAAGTTCCTTATTAATAATTCCCACGCTTCGCCTTCACCAAAACCTGCGTTAATAAACGCTTGGAAAAGTTCGTGAGCTTCGTATGCATAAGCTTGCAACGGAGTGATAACAAAATCTTGTTTACCCATAACTCCTCCTTGTTGAGTGGAGAGAGGGGCTGTTGCCAGCCCCTCCTCCGACCAATTAAGACGCGATGCTTGACTTGGTCTTGATAACGTAACGAGCTTCTGGACGGTAGATGTTCCATCCGAGAAGACCCTTCCAGCCCGCTGGGCGGAAACGCATCAACTTATCGGTTACTGGACCGATAACAGTCTTTGGCTCATATGAGACAGCTTCAACAAGCGCTTGCTTGCCGAGGATAACTGTTCCGTAAACCTTTGATGTGCCAGTTCCTGAAAGAACTTCTGCACGAGGTGTTTCGATGTAACGGATCTGATCGAAGATTCCGATCTCGCCGTTCCAAAGATTTCCTACGCCTGCTTCGGTGTAGGTGTGTGGCAGCTGCCATGGTGTGTTGCCGTTTGAAGATGATTCTGAACGAAGATCGTAAGAAACATCTGGGTGGATTAGAGCTGTGTAGAATCCACCGTCGCGTGGCTGAACTGCTGCTCCACGAAGCTTAGCTACTGCCTTGCGAGCAAGAGCTGCTGTGATGTATGGAGCTGTTGTTGATGCAGATACATCCTGTCCGTTGACAGTTGTCTCATCAGCAGATGTTGTACCTGTGAAGCGACCTGTTGCAAGACCTGTGAGCTTAGCCCACACGAATGCATCGAGTGAGTCACGCATGTTAAATGACAACATGTCTGCGACTGCTGGATCGATTGCAGACAATGACTCAAGAGCAAGGCGCTCAGTTGTTAGTACGGAGTTACCGTATTCATCAACTGTTACGTTAACCTTGTTTGTGTTGTTGAGTGTTACTGCATCTGGATCCTGTGTTTGTGTAAGAGCCGAGGTGACGCGAGATAGATCTGTGTAGACCTGGAATACGACAGTGTTACCTGGGTTTGTTACATCGACAGGCTTCTTGTCCGCAAACTTGCGGAACATTGGCTCTGAACGAAGGTTAAACTCAATGTACTTGTCATACGCGACCTGGATCAAGTTCGACATCGTTGATGTCGTTGTTGACGTTGCTGGTGTTGTAGGCATGATTTCCTTTGTGTATAGGGTTTATTGGATTATCAGTTGCGAAGAAAGTTTGATAGTTCTTCAGCTGATCCTGCGTTAGCAATCAGTGAGGCAATATCGCGTCCGACCGATGGGTCTACGCTTCCGTCTTCGAAGTCTGACATTTGCTCAAAAGCTTGAGCGTCAGGGTCTGGTTCGTAACCAGCCTCTGTTTCATCAACGGCAGTAATGCCAAAAGCATCGCCGTATTCATTCAACCATTCTGCAATTGCATCCTCGTCGGCTTCAACCTCAGATGGAATAAATGTTGCGATGCGTGGATTAAGTCCGAAACTTTCTAGGATTTCACCGACTGATGCTTCGTGACTGTAAGTCTCAAACTCCGCAATCTGATCGTCTCTTTCCTTGAGTTGCTTGGAAAGATTGTCGACCTGCTTACGTAGCTTCTTGACTAAGTCAGTTCCGCTGTAGTCGCTATCATCTTCGATATCGTATTCGTTATATTCTGCCATTGTGTTTCTCCCTATTAGTAGTTGACCCTCATCGGGTTTGCACCACACGTACTCCTCACCAGGGGAAGTGATTCATAGACGTGATGACTATCAGACTGATACGCATCTCCAGGGCTGACCGATCTGGGATGGATTCTTTTATACGTCTGGTGTTGTGCCAGAACGTTGTAGCGATTCTTTCTTAATCGCTGAGCGCTGTTGGAATCTTGCGCGTTCTTTCGATGCAAGCTCGGTAGCTTTCTTGGCTATACCAGCTCCACCTTCAAGTGCGAGCTGTGCTCGTACCAAGTCTTCTTTACCAGCTTTACCGCCAGATAGACCAACGAGTCTTTCGTATGCTTGCTGTTGCTGGGCTGCGCTTTGGAATGCACCTTCTGCTTTGTCGCCCTTATCAGCTGCATAGATCTCTTCAGAAAGACCCTTGCTTGCTTCTTGACCTGCACGAAGTGCAGCTCCACCAATCTGTGCAGCACCGTATTGCTTCTCTGCATCTGCTGTGGATAATGTAAATGCTTGGCGTCCTTCAATAAGCTTGAAGGCTTTATCTGCATCAAGAAGATATGCAACCATATCTTGGTCTGAAAGATTGTAGTATGAACGAAGAGCATCCTTTGTCTGCTGGTCTGCTTTTTGCAAAGCATCCGCAGCAATGTTTACTCTTGACTTGAGTTCAGCTGTATCAATCTTGTTACCGATAAGGTTTGTAAAATCGTTAGGGTTGTCATAGAACCCTGCTGGCAAGCCAGCGTTCTGCATGATGGCTCGGTATCCTTCTTCAACCGCAATATATTCTGCTGGGTTGAGGATCTTATCTCCAGCCATACCAGTACCATCTGCCATGCGCTTGCGGATAATCTCGTTAGCTGCAAAGCGAGTCTTGTATGCATCGCTATTGTAGATAGTGTTAAGAATCTGTGCATCAGTTGGTGCTACGTTATCAAGGTAGACTTGGTCTACCGAGGCTAGCAAGTTATCTATGAACTTCTTTTCTAGACCAGTATTCTCGAACATCTTCATAACTGAATCACGTGCTGAGAAATCTGTGTACTGGTCTAATAGCTTTTCAGTACCGTCTGACATCTGAGCGTAAACTTCTACTACTCCGCCAGGCTTGCGTCGGGTTACTGAACCAAGTGATGTAACTGCTGCGGGCTTATTTGCCAAAGCATTGATCTGCGCCTGGAAGCCATCTGTAATAGATTTAATAAGTGCAGCAATGTCGACCTCTGGTGGGTTATTTTTATCTACGTCTGCTGCTTTAACTGCAACTGGGCGTGAGCCATCGGCTGCTAAGCCATTAGCATCTACATCCACTGGACCATTAGCTGTAATAACAACCCCAGCTTTAGTCCACTTTGGCTTATTGTCTGCAGGATCTGGTGGCGGTGTGTTAGTTACCTTGGGTGTGGTGTACGCCGAAACTGGGTTGGCGTTAACGTCGGTTGTTGATTGTGTGCCAGCTTTAGCTGCTGCAACTACACGTTGATTGTATGTAGTTGTTGGAGGGTTTGCTGCTTGGTAAGCAGTTGCTGCATCACGTGCAGCTTTATCAGCTGCTGCCTTATCAGCTGCAGCTTTAGCTGCTGCTGCTGCCCTGGCTTGCGCCATGAGCTTGCGGTCGGATGCATCGATATCATCTATTGCCATCTGTTACCCCAAAAATCCGAAGTCTTGTAAAATCTTTTGACCAATGTTTGTGTACTCTTCTTTGGCTTGTCCTGTGTACTGCCACTTCTCTTTGTTGCGACGAGCTGCCATCTTTGCTTGCATAAGATTCATTGGGACAACATTTCCCTTTTCGTCTTGGAAGTTCAGTACTGATTGAACGGTTGCATCATTGAGGTCAAGATCTTTTGGATTCAATTCCCATGTATTAGCAATTGCAGTAAGCCATGGATCTGCTGCCTCACGAAGAGTCTTGCCAGACTGGATCTGTGTTGCTAGACCAGGGAACATAGACTGTGCTCGTTTTTGCATTTCGTTATCAACATCTGTGATGTTCATGGTTCCAGCCATGATTCCTCGGACACTGTTTTCCATCCACTTGGAGAAGCCTTCTTTGGATGTACTAGTTGTATAGCCAAAGTCCTGTGCCTTCTGGTACAGCTGCTGAGTAATTGTCTCTGCCTGACCAGCCACGTCAAAGATTGTGATTCCGTTAATAGTCTTTGTCTTGCTGAAGTCAATGCTTCCAGCAATTACCTTCTTAAGATAGTTTGTATCAAATGTAACTACCTTGCCATCAACCACAGTTGACTTCATCATTACTTGCTGAGCTAAGTCAATAGCTTCTTGAGCTGTAATCTTTACGCCAGCTGTGACGTATGCTGTAACAATTGCTTCGGCATTCTTCTTCAGATCGGCAGCAAAGGTCATTGGGTTTGACTCTTTGGCGAACTGGTATGCACGATAGTCGTCTGTGTTCTTGGCAAACCAAGGTGTCTGCTGAAGGATCTGCTTTTGTAAAGCAGGATCCGTAATCTGTGGACCAATCTTCTTTGTGCCAGTCTTATCCATACCCATGATCTGGTATAGAGCCTGTACCAAACTAGGGTCTGACTTAAGGATAGATGCAGCAATTGAGAACTTAGCGCTCAATGACTCCATTGATAGCGTGTCTTGCTTTAACGGCTCAGCCATTCTGTATCACCTGACCAATGCGGTTTGGATCTCTAAGAGATTGTTCGATAAGACCAAGGAAGCTGCTTGCTGCGTAGTTCTCTGCGTAGTCTGACTGTGAGCGAGCAAAGTCACGAGCGAACATGGCTGGATCAAATCCAGTTCCTTGTGTTCCTGTTGTGCTGGATACATCGCCACTTTTAACTGTTGTCAAATCGCTAACAGTTGGTTCTTCTTTAGCCTTTTTGTTGACTGCAGCTGTGTAAGCCTTCATCTCTTTGTCTGATGCTTCGCGTCCCAGCTCAGCTTTAGATGCTGTTGTAATATCAGCAGCAGCGGAAGAAGGAGTGTATTTAGTTACAACAGAGCTTTTAGACCGTGATGTTCCATCGCCATCAGCACCCATTGCCATAGGCGGGGAAAGTGCAATCCAGTCTTCTACGTTACCAGTTGGTGATCCGAGTGAACCAGCGTTCTTGGTAAGTTCTGCCCATACCTTCTTAGCAGCTGCAAAGTCTCCAGCCTTTTTAATGTGACCGTACTGAAGCATCTTAGCCATAATAATTTGGAAAGATGTCGGGTCGCTTACTGGAGAAGCGGCAAACCAACCAGTTGATTCATCAAGTAGAACTCCCTGTGTTCCAGGAATGTTTACTGGATTCATTCTGTATGTTGGTGTGCTAACGTTTGGATCAACACCAGGAGTAGAATCTATAGTGTTAGGGACTCCGTCGTTATCCCAGTCTGTTGCTGTCACTATCTAACCACCTTTGTTGGATCTAGTTCGGGCATAGTCTCAAGCCATAGCGCCGAGAATGATGCGAAATCATTTGATGCAGATTGCACAAACTCCCAATGGAACTGTGCGAAATCAGCTTTAGTTCTAGATACAAGACCTGGTGACACCATTGTTGTATCAATACGTGACTTGAACTCTTTAGCTTGAGTCAACCAGTACTCAATCTCTTGCCACTTAGGGCTAGATTCGTACGTAGTCTTTCTGAAGTTTGGATCGCTAAGCATTGAATCAAGTGCTGGGATAGTCTGCTTCCAGAAATCCTTTGACCTTGAATTAAAATCATCTACCCATCCTGGGAAATCCTTAACGATTTCCTTTACCTTTGATTCGAAATCATCAGCAATGCCGACTGCTTGATAAGCAGTCTGGGATGTTGACTTAATTCCATACTCAGCCATACGTGCATCACGGTACTCGGTGGCTTTACGGTACTCAGCCCACCCACGACGAGCGCTGACATCTTGAGAAAGCTCAAGGTCTGACTTCTTTTGGCTAAGCTTTGTTAGCGTTCCAGGGTAATTAAGTTCCTTGAAGATTGCAGCAACCTCGGCGGAGTACTCGCTTGTTAGGTTGTCGTATCCGCTTGATACCATTCCAGTATATTTTGGATTGATGGCAGCAAGCTTTTCCATAAGACCTGGATTGTTTCTAATAAACTTAAGGTCTGTCATGTTCTTTGATAGACCACTTACGTTCTTATCATTAGAGCCAATAAGCGCCAGGGAATCTACTCCCCAGTCTGCTTCCATCTGTCGCTGTGCTAGGTCGTAATCTCCATTAACTTCTTCAAGAAGCTGTGAGTAATACTGTGTAGCAGCACGAGTTACTGGGTCAAACTGTGTTGATAATGGCATGTTGAACTGGATAACGCTGCGGATAAAGGACATGTTGCCAGCTGCTCGTGCAGCTGTTGCCATAGTTGGTGGCTGTCCGTTGCGACCGTTACGATCCCATTCAGCGTAACCAGTGCGGTACTGAACGAATACTTCGTCTAGCCATCTGTCTCCGTTGCCCAACCTTAGTAGGTTTGCAATTGGTGAGAACGGAATACGCTCTGCACCTGCGTCAAGAAGTGACTGAAGGTATGACGGCTTGATTGTATTAAGCACTATCTCGCCAAGGTTTCCGCCTGCTGTTGGGTATCCACCGTAAAGAATGCTGTTCTCATACACATCATCGCCGACTAGATTGCGAAGGTAGTTAGATACATCTTCTCCGTAGATTTCCCATGGACCGAGCTTGAAACCGTTTGTAATAAGATCTGAAATTGTTGCGCTACCGAACCAAGACACACTTGGGTCAGCGAGCATGAACTCCATCTGCTTTGGATTCCACTTGAGTCCACCACCACGTGAGTCGGTGTATGGCTTGAGTGCATCCTTTGCCCAGCTAGGAAGCTTGTCGCCAAATGGCATTGGGTGCTTAACTGTTACTGGGGTTCCAGGTGGAATGTCAGAAGCGTTCTTGTAAGTGTTTCCATCTTTGTCTTCGTACGCTTCAAAGTTATCAAATGCGTTGGCAATGCTTTCATACCAATAAGCATTCATTGGGTTCTTTGCCATAAGGCGAAGAGCCACAGCCTGTGAGTTGAAGAAAGCGAGAGGGAAGCTCATCATGTAACGAGCCTGGTACATACCATTGGTTAGACGGCGTGATGAGTAGAGCGTCTGCTCTACTCGTGCAAGTGCGTTACGGTAAGCAATCTGACGAATCTGATTGTTGACTGTTGCTTCTGTTACATCGATACCAGCGCGTTGCGCGTTATCGATTAAACGTACCATCTCTTCGCGGGTGTGGCTTAGGAAGAGTGGGTTGCGAACCATTCTGTTTTCTGATGCTGAAAGCACTTTCCATGCTGCATCAATTGGAGCGCCGATAACCTTTTGGTATCGCTTCTCTGCTTTTGTAATATCACCTAAAGCTATGTTTGGTCCATCAATACTAGGAAGAAGATCTGTTCTTCCCTTGAGGATCGTGGTTACTTCTTCTATAGTAACTGGTCGCTCAAGGATTGTGTTTCGCAATTCTTGGCTTGGGTACATCTTAAGAACTTTGTCCTTTGTTGATGACACCCAGGCTACAAGCTCGTCATCTGACATCTTGTGACCAACGCGTGAAGACAAACGACGGACGTATTCCTTGCCAGCATCACCAGTCTTTAGCCATGTAAAGATTTCCTGGTCTGGCATACCCTTGAGCATCATTCCAAGTGGCATGTCAAGTTCATTACGAATCTGACGGTTTGCCACATGAGCCAAAGCATTCATGTAAGCCTTGTCGTCATTGCGACTGATTCTAACGAATGCATTTCCAGCTGCCTTAACTCTGGCGCTAATCTGGCTTTGCATTGCTGTTGAATAAAAGTTCGCTGCTGAGTCAATCTCAGCCATGTATGCGTTTGCACCACGCTGGTTTGGATCAGCTAGTCCCTTGATGTTGTACTGCTTACCGTTAACGGTTAGTACTTCTGCTTCTTGTCCAAGCAGCTTGCGTTGTGCAAGCTCTGCTCGTGCAGTAGCGGATGGGATGAGCTTAGCTCGGTGCTTCTCGATTAAGGTTGCGCTACCCTGCATAAGCTGTGTTGCTTGTGCCTGCTTTGCAGTAGCCTCTTCAAATACCATACGTGCTTTAAAAGCGGTGTGCTCTGCTTCAAACATATCGGCTTCTGCCTGAGCTGTCTTAGACTTTCTAGCTCGTTCTGTTGCCTTATCTGCCTTGATTCTTGCATCGTTAAGAAGTTTTTCTGCGCTGCTGAGAACGTCGCTTGCTTCTTCCCAGGCAATAATCTGTGGTTGGATATCTCCTTGCAGGATTTCCATTTCTTTGATTAAAGCTTTTTCCTGACGGCGAGCTGAAGCTCCAGCCGTTCCTGGTACATAGCTCTTAAGAAGTTCTTTACGACGGCTAGTGTTCTGGACAATGTTTCGTAGACCAGGTGCTGCGTTAGTAAATAGTTCCATCGATTCAGTAGCCATTGATCCACGTGCAAGTGGGTCAACCATTGAGTTCTTAGGAATGTAAGCCGTACGAATAAGATTTAAATTGCTGAACAACATGTTGGCTGCATCGAACAATTCGCCAATACCCATTGATACTTCTGTTGCCTTAGCTCCTATTAGATCCCCACGCTTGATTGGTGAGATTCCCTTAGCGCTTCTGTCAACGCCACGGAGTACTTCGATTTCAAGTAGACGGAAGTCAAGCATTGGCACTGACTGTGCTTCGTTTGACATAGCCATGAAGTTTGAATAGTTGATGCTTCCATCTTCATCTGCAATGAAGCCGTTCTTCTGTGCAAACTGTAGAACAGTTTGGCGACGGCTATCTGTCTCAGCATGCCACTTACGGATCTGCTTGACAGCATCTGCGTTATTGCGGATGTCACCAACAGACTTAACCTTGTAGTGTTCTGCAAGTCTGATCATTACTTGCTGCTCAATATCAAGCAGAGCCTTAGCTCTGTCTGTATCTGTCAGCGCAGAGATAAACTTTTCTTTCATGTCGCTCTTGAATCGAGCGCCTTCTGGACCCTTGAGGAATCGCAGGCGGTTCAAGTCTGAGACTAGATCGTTAGCTGCTTCAAACTTACGTGGGTTGGAAACGTTGATATATCCTTGAGGACGTCCAGAACCTTCGTACGCAATAAATCGTACGGCTCTGTCGTACCACTCGTTCTGGTATACAGTTGTCTTCCAAGCTGCATCTCCTGCTTCACCAAATACTTTAAGTGAGCCAAGCTTTGCTTCTGACTTAACCTTCTTGATACCAAGGTTGAGTGCTTCGTAGCGAGCAAACTTGCCAGGAGTGAAGTCTTCAATACCTGCACCGATGCGAGTCTTTGACATGAAGTCATCGAGTGCATCAGAGAATCCTTGGTCTGTTGCACGATGTGCATCAATAATCTTTTGGTAGCGAGCAGTCAGCTTTGGTGACAGCGCATCAATACCAATCTTAGAAAAGTCTGTAATTGGATCAAAACGGTTAAGACCGAAGTCATCAATGTGGTCAGCCATAACTGGCTTGCTATCAAAGAACCGTACGAAAGCTGCTGTGTCCCCACGTTCTGCCATGAGGTAGTCAGCCATGTCTCGGTGGTTATCAATACGAGAAAGAATGTTTGCTGTTCGGCTTGGGTTCACAGTTCCAGAAACCAAAGGATTGTCCGCAAGGCGGGCAACGTTAGTTTCCTTAACGGCATTATCTATAAGATATGCAAGACCAGATGGTGCTTGTGATCCGTCAGCTTTAGCTCCCCAAGCAGCTGCTTCTTCAGCCTTCTGCTTGAAAAGGTTCATGTCTTCAACGGTTGAAATCCTTGAAGGTCCAACGACCTTCTTAGCTGCTGCCTTAGTAGCAGCTCCAGCTAGCTTTCCACCTGCTGCAGCAACTGCGATATCGGTTGCACCAGATGCAACAATGCCAAGCCATTCATCTCTAAATGCTTTATCACGTTGCACATCATTGAAGATGTCAAAATCTTTTTTGGCAAAGGTGGGAGCAATTGAATCAGGAAGCATGCCTCGTGCAGTACTAGACGCAAGTGCCTGCCCTAATGAAATCTTTTTGGCTTGCTCGCTTGCAAACCTAATGTTCTTAATCGGATTTAAAGAATCATTCTTTTCGGCTGCAGCACCGAGGAGAAGTCCTGTGCTGATGCCCTGCTGGGTTGGCTGAATAACTCTAGTGTAAAGGTTATCCATTACTCTTAAAGCTGGGTTTACAATCCACCCTGTGTACTTATTCTTCTGACCAGATTCAATAGCGCCCTGGATTTTTGGAACAGCAAACTCCTCAATCTTACCGACCTTGTCGTCTTTGAAGTTTACTTTTTTAAAATCGTTTACAAAAGATGAGCCATCTGTTGTTATGCCCTGGCGAGCGTTAGCTTCCTGAGTAGCGTTTCTTTCATACAGAGGTACTTCCTGGTTGGGTTCCGCCACTAGGTGTAGCCTCCTTCTTGCTAGAAATTTCTTCTAATAGTTGTATGCGATCGGCATCATTCTTAAATTTAAAACGAGCTAAATCCCATGCCACTGGCGCTAAGTCAAATCCTAGATACTCTAGGTTCTCTTCAAACTTTTCAAATACTTTCATTCCATTGGAGTTTCTGTTTGGCTACGAAGGTATTTAATAAAAGCTTTTGTTGTTCCTGTTGAGTTTGCTGAATCAGCAAACTGTTCAAGCAATGGCATGTACTGCTCAAGCATTGATAGATCCTCAAGCTGAGTCTGCATTCCATTCTTCATCTTAAGAATTTCGCTACCAGGTCCTGGACCACGATCGACGCCAGTTGTTACTGGATCTCCTGGACGCTGACTTGGCGCTGAAAGACCCACTACCTTAGATAGTGGGTTCTCAGCTTTAGCCATAGGAGCAGATTTCTGCTGTCCTTCAAATGCCTTCTGTTCTCCGTAAGCTGCGTTCGGTAAAGATTTAATCCCTTGCTTTGGTGGCAAGTCCGTACGCTTTGCAAGGCGACCAGGACCTGCAACCGCACCTGGGTTTGGTTGCATCATAGACATAGTGACCTACTTCTTCTTAGGAATATTTACTTTAGTGTTAGCGAAAATCATTGAACCGCCCTTGTACTTGGCGTTCTTCTTGAACTTTTCGTTTGCTGACATGATGTCGCTAAGTGAAACACCAGCGGTCTTTGCGATACCTGAAAGAGTATCGCCACGCTTTACGCGGTATCCGCTACCTGGTGTAATCGTTGACCCACCTGCTCCAACTGCTGGAGTATTAGATGCAGCTGATGCTTGTGAGAATGTCTTGTTGATCTTTGAAGATGAACGACCTGGTGCTGAGACGCCTGGCTTTGCAGCGCGGTTCTTTGCAATAGTCTTGTTCTTCTTAGCCTGAGCTTTTCCGATCATTGCGTTCAATTCGTCCATGCGACCACGACGTGTCTTACCGACAGCACCCATAGATGCAAGTGCTGCAAAGTTTGCTGCGTCAGTTTTTAGCGTAGAGATTGGATTCTTGTTAGAGCCCATGTTCTTGTATTTAGGAGCTTGACCCTTAAGGGAAGCTAACTTGTTTTCAAGACGCTGAATTTCTCTAAAGTCTTTTTCGCTTGAACCTTTAACCGCTGATACGGTTTCTGCTGCAAGTGCTGAAAGGATTAAACCTTTACCGACTGCCTTGGTCTTACCAAACTTCTTTGCCTTAGCAGCTGTTGAAGTAGCTGTTACCTTTGCAGGTGTAGAAGCAGTGCTAGCCATAGTTCCCTTGGAACGTACAGCAACTTCCTTAGTTGTAGCTGGCGCATTGGTGCGTGTTGACTGAACAAACTTAGGCTTTTTTTCAATTGAGGTTTTTACTTTATCTTTAAAAGCTTTTTCATTAGCTGCATATTTCTTAGGATTTTTCTTCTTAAGATCAGCAATTTCTTTTTCACTCTTAGCTAAAGTTGAGCTTGGCTTACTTGCCTTCTCTTGTGCAAACAAAGCTTTGTTTAAAGCTTTCTTTGGTTCAATGCCTTCTTTGATAAGTTCGCGGTAGCGAGCTAGACCCATTTCATTGAGCTTCTTGCCTGCAGCGTAACCTTTAGTTACTGGCTTGTTTGTACCCATAGGCGTATCAACTACCTTGAGTGGCTTTGTGCTACCAGCCTTCTTAGTATTTGCCTTAACTTCCTTGCCAGCAGCTTTTAGTGAAGCTTTCTTCTCTGCAGGTGTACGTCGATCAGTTACCTTAGCTGTTCCGCTTGTCTTCTTCTCTGGATACAAGCCTTCTTCACGCATGCCAGCTCGGAACTTCTCACGAGCAGCTTCCTGTGTAGCTTGGTATTCCTTTGGATCTAGGTATGCATTCTTGCCAAGCTGTGCCTTGGCTGTGTCTTTCATTTCCTGCAGAGCAATGCGATCATCTGCAGTTAGCTTTGTCGTGGCATCTTTTAGTCGAGCCTGTGACTTGCCAGAAAAGGTTTCTTTGGCAGCAGACTTAGCGTCTTTACGTGCCTGCTTAAACTTTCTTGGCTTTGCTGGTTTCTTTGCTGCCATGGTTATCCTTTACTTAAAAGTTGTTAAGCTTTACTTAAGCTTGTTGTTGTTGCCCTTGATGCCCTTTGGTGTTGTACCCTGCTTTACCATTCCGCCACCAACGACGCCACCCTTGTTCTTCTTTCCTTCGTGACCTGGGTGTACTGGAGCCTTAGCTGCTTTTCCTTGCTTTCCGAACATTTGTTTCTCCTTGTTTATACTGGGATAGAGCGAGTTACTCTCGCTGCTAGATTTGCGTTGCCTCCACCTGTTAGACCAGCGAGTAGTTCTTGCATTGCTGGTCTTCCTTGAGGAAGTTGTGGGGCTTGTCCTCCACCCATAGGTGGCTCTGCTCCCATACCTGGCTCCTGTGGAGCTTCAGGCAATTCTGGTGCTTGTGCTTCTTGTTTAGGTTGTTCCTTTGGCTTGAATGCGTTAGCAACAGCATCTTCAAGAGGAGTTCCCTTTTTGCGATCATTGATAACGCTAGCCATCTTCTCGATAACCTGCATTGGATCCTGACCTTGCACGACCATTTGAGGAATAGCTGCAGCTAATTGCGCTACAGATGCCTTTAATGAGTCACGCATTTCTTCAATATCAATTGCGCGTTCCTCTTCACCTGCGTTAAGCGAGATAGGAAGATTGCGACGTAGCATGCCACGTGAGATTAGCTTGTCTCCACGTGCTTGTAGACCCCATACCAATGCGCGGTTAGGATCTAGACCTGCCATAAGTCCGTATTCAACTGTAACTCCGTAGTTACCGTTGATGTCAGATGCTGGCTTGTACTTTAACTTGTAAGGTACGCCGTTTGCTGTAGCAGATACTTCACGAGTTAACTCAGGGAAGTATGCTTCATCTGTTGCAAATGCAAGTGATACAGCTTGTCCAATTGCTTCGCCAAGGATTGACTGAAATACCTTGACCTGTGAATCGTATCCAGCCATAAGTGCCTTAACACCTTGACCAGTAACTACAGAACCTTCAGATTGTCCAGCACGTGCCTGTGGGAAACGTGTTCCCATCTTCATTTCATCGGCGAGAACGTTGTTCTCGGCGAATGCAAACTGAGGTACGTCTAGATTTACTCGGCGAATCTTTTCTGGAGAATTCGATCGAATAACAGAATCGGGACCGACGCTAAGCTGAGTAACATCGTTAGGCAAAGCCAAAGGAGCTTCAACAGATTTCTGAACAGCTTCCATGGTAAGCAAAGCAAGACGTGCTTTAGCAGCGTACACTGGTAGAACGTCATCGAATTGACCTCGTTGTTCGCCATCGAGCGAAGGACGGACAGCAATCGCAACTGGGACGCGACCGATCTTGTTTGGTGTACTGGCAAGTGTGAGTCCTCCACGATCTGGCAAGAACATAACTGTTCGGGTCTTATCTGTCCAACGTACGACCTGAAGCAAAGTGTTCGGGTCACCCTTTTGGAATGCACCAGATTGAAGAATCTGGTCTGCAAACTCAGGGAAGTGTGCTGCTAGATCACCAGCTTTGCGGTGATACAGACGAGCATAGACATTGACTTCGCCAAAGCGATCCATGTCATAGTAAGCACCCATAGAGTTTTCTACATGGATGTGTGGTCTTTTATCTTTGAAGTTTGGTTCAACTCGCAAAGGAACAAAACCGTATGTAACTAGTTGGTCTGCGCCACGCAGAAGTTCCGTACCAAGTCGAGATGACGCAACATAGTAGTTGGCAATCTTCGTACGCTTGTCAGCCTTGGTACGCTGGGAGTCATCGAGAGATGAATCTCCAGCAGCAGTAATGGTAGGAAGTACGCCAATTTGCTCAGAGAGATCTCTGGCAACAACATCAATCATGTTAGCAATGATCGGTTTAGACCATGTGCCTTCTGGGAAAACACCACGGAAGACTTGGTCAGCATTACCTGATCTAATAAGTGCAACCTCGCGCATGCGCTTATCGCGCTCGGAGTTACGAGCTTTCAGCTGCTCGAAGGCAGTTACAAGTTCTTTCATAAATTCACATTCTTATAGCTCGCTGTGTTGCAGCGAGATCATCGAGATTGATGATGTAACGACTTTCAATCGAATCACGTGGGGTGAATTGATTGGACATAAAGTTCGGTACGTTGGCGGAAGTTAAAAGAATCTCTCGGGCTACGATCTCACAGAACCATAACGCCATAACGGCGTCCATCTTGAGCTTCTTGCCTTGTACTCCTGGTTGCCAGGTTACGAGTTGTTCGATTAGCTTCTTTACATGTTCGCTTCGAGAGCTGTCAGGTAACTCAATTAAGTTATCGCCAGCATGCTTGAAGTTGTTGTTGACGCCATCTCGCTTAATGATGGTTCCGAACAACGGGGCGAGTGAGGCTACGCCAAACTCTGGGTCTTGCTTGTTATTACCTGTGTAGTGCGGTCGGTAGTTAATACCTCGCGTTGACAGGAAGTTACGAATTTCTTCGTCTTGTGTAAGGAAAAGCTGGAAAGCATTTGATTCCACAATGACCGTATGCGGTTTATACGCATCGGTCCATTCCTTGATAAGAGATCTGATAGCTGCAGGTGTAGGAGCCGTCATGACGTGAACGTCCATGATGTAGCGTTTCTGAGTTCTGCGATCTACCGCGTAGGCAACAGCAGCGGTATCTCCAGACATTGCTGGGTCAATACCAATAATGCGATAAAAGTTATTCGCGTTATCAGGATGTCCTGCTGCGCCTGCAACTAGCGCCCCCGACTTTCTCATTCCGTTGACTGCGCCTCTGACGCATGTCGGGTCGAAAATTGCATTCTCCGCAATATCGAGGTTCTGGTAAACCAGTGACCACTTGGATGGTCCTGCCTCGTTACGGACCGCCGTTAGACGCGGTCCTGTCCATCGATCGTACAGACCGTCTTCATCTGGGACGTCAGTCTCAGTAAGGGGTTCTGTAGTTTTCTCCCAGAGAGTTTTCCACTCTTCGGGTTTGTCAGCGTATTCAAGTACGGCTGGCATGGACAAATATGACCAAGGCAATATGCCGTCGGTGTAATGCTGTGGGTTGCGGAGCTCTTTGTAAAGGTCAACTGCTGCGACTCGAGTACCAACAACTAGGAGCTGACCGCCACCTGGTGGGAGGCGGGAAGCGACTTCCTGTCGAATCCACTCTTGCTGCTTAGCCCACTCGTTGGCGTTAGACAACGTAACCACGTCGTCAAGCACAATGAGATCGGCTCGGTTACCGTAGACCTGACCACCCATACCAATAGCTTCGATGGTTGGATCTTTGGCATCTGAATCTCTGGTGTCTCCACCGAGGTAAACTTTGTTTGCCGACCACTGGTCAGCTGTAGCTTTGTACCCATCGGCTGGTCCAAAAGCTGCTTGAAGGTCAGCGTACCGAGGATGAGTCAATCTTTGCTTAATAGCGTAAAGGAACTTCTTAGCCTGTTCCTGAGTCTTGGAAATAACCATGACGTTGATATTAGGATTCTTAACGATCCGATAGGTCACGTAGTTGATCGTGATTGTCATGGTCTTAGCGTGGTTAGGTGGGACGTTTACAAGAAGGCGGGAAAGACCCGCTGAGCCCTTTTCGTAGACCATTGCCTGGTGTAACCAGGAAGGTTCTCTACCTTCCAACATATCCACCACATTCATCATGTGGGGTGGAACTACCGTACCAAGGTACTTGGCGGAAAAATCACCAAAGTCTGACAGATTAGACCGAGCATCTGTTGCGAGGTCTTTGGTTCTAAACCGAGCATTATCAACCAGAGCTGAGAAGCCTTGGGCTTCGCGGCGACTAGTGTCATACCAACTGCGGGATCTACCAACGACGACCAGCGCGTCAGCGATGGTTCGTCCCTGTCTTACCAAATCGATAAGTTCTTTCCTGGCTTCCTCTGGTGATAGATTTCTTTGAGTCAATCTTCCTCCAGAGGTTGTAGGGGTATACCAGGGTCTAAATACAAGTATCCCCGCTTAATTATTTTATCCTTGGTGGCAGGCAATAAGCCTGCCTACCAGGGCTCAATAAGTATTTCGCCCTATACTTATATAGGGGGCTAGAGCGTCGGCGTGTTTCAAGAGCAAATCCAAAGTATTTTTAATTATTTATATAAGTGCTGGTCAGATCCATGTTTATCTGGTGAAAATTATTGGGTTGATAGTGGGGGGGTAGGTGGGGGGTGGTTGTTAACATGGGGGGGGTCTGCATGGGCGCACGAATAGCCCACCCAAATGCATGGGCAGGCTAGGGAAAACGTGTGCGCGGGCAGGCAAAAACCCCCGCTTGCCTGTGTAGGGGCGGGGGTGTCTGCTGACTATCTATAGAGGCGAACCCCTATGCATTGACGCGCTTCATGATGACGCGAAACTTATCTGAAACTATGCTGAACTCAAGCGTCCCGCGATTCTCCGCGATGTCGAACACGATACCTACGCGACCCTTACCGATGTGGACGAGGTCGCCTAGCTGTGCGTACTTGAGCGTAACTAATTCAAAATCTGGAACATGATTCAGGCTTGGTACGCCGTACTCCTTGCGTACCTCAAGCACCTCTGCCTTGAGGTCTGCGAGTATGTCGTTGTGTGTCCATGCTGTGAGTGTGTTCATTGTGAAGCCTTTCGTTGGTTGGATGTTGAGCCGACCAGTTCAGCCCAACGACAACCAGAATACGGCAACGGCAGCCAAATGTCAATTCTGAGCGTGAAATCTCGGTATGTCTGCCCTATGTGACGTCATCCACCCACCCAGCATGCACCCCTTGCGCCCTGTGTGCCTCGTACGCGGGCTTGTACGCCCGCTTTGTGCGTACGGATCACGCGCATCCGCATGGGCATATGACACGCCCTGCGCCTGTCTTTCTTTGATAACAGAGCAAAGCTCTGTTTGATAAAGGGGGCTGGACAAACGTTCAGCGAACTTACCGAAAGGATTCACCGAATGATTACAGATTACCTATTGCCAACCGATTACATCGCTATCGGTTGCTTGCTCACTGTGGTTGGCGCATTGTTCGCTGGTCTAGTGTGGGACGTAGTCGCGTCAAAGATAGCAGACCAAAGGTCTGCTGATATAGAGAACCACTGGGCTACAACAATTCGAGAGGAACGATAATGGATTACCAAATCAAACTCAATCACCAAGAAGACGAACTCGCACCTCGCGGGACGACTTACTTCGCAGAAATCCTGAAGATGGATGGCACATCTCTAGGAGAAATGGACGGCACATCATGGCAAGACGCAATCATCAAGATGATTGATTACCTACAAGAGACAGGAGAAATCTAAATGGGAGCACGTATCAATTTCGTACTGAAAGTATATCCGAAAGAGCAAGCACACGTCACGCTCTACTCACACTGGGGCGAGACGAACTGGAGACAGGACTTAGCGTTGGCTTTAGCCAAGGCTGAGCCACGTTGGACAGACCAGAACTACGCTGCCCGAATAGTTGTATCACAACTAATCGGTGAGGACTGGGATAAGGAGACAGGCTACGGCTTGTTCACATCTGTTGACGGCGAGGACTTAGGGGACACCACTGTAGTGGTGGACTTTACAAATCAAATCGTCAATGATACAGGCAACGAACATTCGTTCGGTGCATTCATCGAATACCAACAGGAAATGGTGGAATATCATGGGTAATAGCACAGCGCAAGACCTAGTAGAGAATGTCATTGACATTCGCCAATCAATCGCAATCCAATTGCGTAGCAATCACTACCCGCCAGTGCCACTCAGCATGGTGGAACCATGCATCGAGGCTATCTATGCAGTATCGGAAGGCGATACTCATAAGAGTATCCAACTACCAGAGGGCATCACGTGGCGGGAGTATCCAACCGCTCCCGCGTATGCGATCGTGGAGTCTCATCACCTCGAGCCATGGTGTGACTATGACAACGACTAAGCATCTATATGACATGACCCGAGAGGAACTAGCGCAGGTGATATGCGTATTCTGTGGAGTCAATGCAATGGATGAGTACGCCTGTCGCAACAATCTCAAGGACAACTACGCCTATTGCAGTGAGTGCTGTGCCGATGAACTAGAGGACAGTGGCACATCATGCTGCGGGTAACACACATCTCAAGATAGCACAGCAAAGCTGTGCGTATATAGAGGGAGCAACACCAACCAACCAACGAAAGGAATGACAATGCAAGCAACACTGAAACGCAGTAATGACCGCAAGGTAACCAACCTTGTGACGCCTAACGGCAAGCAATCAGCAATCGCTAATACATTTGGGCTGCCAGCAGGCAAAGACTTCTCCTGCCCAGGTGCAACATCTATCTGTTCTAAGGTTTGCTACGCTGGAAAACTTGAGAAGGTATACAAGGGAGTGCGAGATGTACTGATGCACAACTGGAATCTTCTTAAGGATGCTGACGTCAACCAAATGGTTGACATGCTCGATGACATGATCCTTGATTTCATCAAGGACTGTGACCGCCGACAAGCACCGAAGGTATTCCGCATTCATTGGGACGGAGACTTCTTCAACACAACTTACGAGTATGCATGGCAGAAAGTAATCATGATGCACCCCGACGTTAAGTTCTGGGCATACACACGAGTCGAGTCCGCTGCTTATTCCCTATCGGGACTTGACAATCTCTCGCTGTACTACAGTACAGATGCAGACAACAAGCATATCGCTGACAAGGTACGTAGTACCAGCATCGATACCAAACTGGCATACCTCGCTGATACATTCGAGGATGCTAAGCAAGACATGCTTAGCATGACTGGCAAGGTAGGGGCTAAGTGTCCCGAGAATAACAAGAGCATCCCGCTTATCAGTACCACTGGCTCAGCATGCTTCAGCTGCGGGCTATGCATCAACGGCAAAGCCGACATCCGATTCAGCGCAACCAAGAAATGAGGACAACATGAACGCATCATTTAGAATCGAGCAAGTAAGTTTCTTACTTACTCAGTACCGAGAAGCAATGCACCGCCCAGGTATGGGTGACCTTGCTATATGGGAAACGCTTAAGACATACTACAAAGAGCCCGAAGAGTGGGACATAGTGCTCACCTCTACACAAGAGGAAGCATTCGACCGCATGGTATCTGATCGCTGGAACGTGGATATGGGTGACCATTTCTATGGTCTGGACTACGACACCATTGATGAACTAGTACTTCAGTACCTGAAGGACAACCAATTAGTAACCGAGATACCAGAGGAGGAAGAGTAATGCCTGTAATGTGCGACGATTGCAAGTGTAGTAACTGGCTCTGCAAATCTTGCGGAGAATACAGCAATGATTGTGGATGCGACTGCTGCTTGTGTCCATGCCAGCGTCAAGATAGCACATCTTTAGATGTGCATATATATAAGAGTGACACCAACCAACCAACGAAAGGAAGTACAATGACCGAACCAATTACAATGAGCGAGATTGACCTGCTCAATATCGAACTAGCAAATGTAAGAAGCACATCCGATTCACTGCGTGATTCACTCAACCGATCACGCAATAACGTACGAGATATCTTCACCTTCATCAACGATTACATCGAGGAGAATGACCTCAACGTAGACGATGACATCCCGCTATCCGAACTCAACAACCTGCTAAGCAGTGCGTTTGGTAGCGAGCTTGTCTTCGACAAGGAGTATGAAGTGCAAGTGCAGTACACAGCCTATGCTACCTTCACCATCCGAGCCAAGGATGAGGATGCAGCATCCGAAGAAGCAATGAACATTGAAATGTTCGAACCATCCTTTGACGAAGACGCAGAAGATATACAGTCAGAGGTTGACCGCATCGTATACATCAACAAGAAGGGACGATAATGATAGCCGAAATCCATGCAGTACCAAGGTTAGGTGACCGCACCAAGAATGGTGCAGTCATCATAGATATCAAGCCAGCCTGGGATTCATCAGGCTACGTAGCACTCTGCCTATGGGTAGAGGACACGCAGTTAGAAGTACCAACCCGACGCACCGTTGACCCATATGTCACATGGTTCGTACGATCAGAGGAAGGCAAGATCGTCTGCACTCAGGGTCATTACTTCGACCAGCTAAGCGTAGCCATAGTTGATTTCGACAGCCGTATATAGTAAGATGCAACCAACAACCAACCAACCGAAAGGAACTACCATGAATAACCTAACAATCAAGTCACGACGCAATGCTTACAGCATTGTAGGTAAGGAAGTAACAGCAACATCAGCACGTTCAGCAGCCGAGCAAGCGGGCATTGACTGGACAGTATCTCTTGCAGATTTGCAAGCGCTAGCACTTAACGACAGTGGTGTGAGCACACTCGATGTACCCAACAAGTTCGCTACTATCCGTACGAACAAGGACGGTGGTCAATCTGTACTAGGTACAGTAGGTGGACGATACAAGGTGCTCCAGAATGGCGAGATGTTTAGCGCACTGGATGCACTGGTTGACTCAGGAGATGCACGATATGCATATGCTGGTGAAATCAAAGGCGGAGCACAGGTATACATGGTGCTCGAGCTACCCAAAGATGTGAAGATTGGCAACGACCCACACAAGGCTTACCTCGTAGCACGAACATCACATGATGGATCATGTGCATTACAGATAGCACCAAGCGTCAACCGATTACGATGCACCAATCAAATCGCTGGCATCTTTAATAAGTCTGCGACTTATACTCTCAAGCACACAACCAACGCTGACTTCAGCATCGAAGATATCAAGCGCATCATCCCTGTTACCTATACAGGTATCGAACAGTACGAACTCATCGGTAACAAGCTCATCGGTGAAACCGTAAGCGACCAAGAGGTAGACACCATCTTCAAGAAGATGTGGTCACTGCCTAGCGGTATCGAACAAGCACCTTACAACATGCTCAGCACTGGCGAGAAGGGTAGATACAACCGAGCAATGACAGCACGTTCGACAGCCAAGGCTATCTATCGTGGTGACACTGGCACACAGGAAGAACTGTACGGCACAGCGTTCGGTGCATTCCAAGCCATCGTCGAGTACGTCGACCACTACAGCCACGCTAAGGAAGCAACACGAGCTGAGCGTAACCTCACTGGTATGGCTGACAAAGCAAAGACACAGGCACTCAGCCTAGTAATGAAGGGATAACACATGACTGACAACAACGAGGAACTGTACGTCCAGCCCACCATATCGGTGAGGCTGGCGCAGTACCTACTCAAATCACTGGACTACATGCACATCCATGCTCAACAGACAGACAACCCAAGCATCATCGAGCCTGAGTTGCATGCCGAAGGTGAGGACGCCATGACTGACATCGTGCTGGACTCACCACTACCAGAGGATAACTAATGGGCAAGCTGGTAGACAAGGACATACTTAAGACACGCCCACCCTCACTACAAATCCAGCCAATCGCTGGATGGTCATGGTACTGCGGGTATCATGACACCTATGGAATCGGAGACGATGAGGAAGAGGTGCTCTTCATGGCAGGAGCACACATGCATTACTTCAGGATCTCGGATGACTGCGAGATAGCAACACGAGAACACAACGTAAAGGAGGAAGCATGATACATGTAGCTAGCGTCGTACTTATCTGTGCATACTGCAATGCAGAGATAGAACGCAAGAGTGAAGTCGAAGCACGTGATGCACTCAATGAGCACTACTCATATGTGCAATGCATTAAGGGATACTAGTGGGCAAGCCACGTCCAACAGAGATTAGATTGGTAGCCAATCTAATAGACCCTGATGCAACTAACCCCGAAGGTGCTGCGGATATGGCTGTTGAAATCATTGAGGCTCTGGATAAATCCAGAGTTAAACGTGAGTCATACATAGTCGTAGCAAAGTTGGCGGACTGGGTTCCTCTTCAAGCATGGGGGGAATTCAGTACCCGATTGCAAGCAGAGAAGTTCTTCCCGCTGCTATCAGCGCCAGGTCCTGGCGATGGCAAGGCAGCGGTAGCACGACTGGAAGATCCAGATACATTTCGTACTAGGATGGGAGAATAAATGTTCTACAACGGATTCACTTTGCTTATGCAATTACTAGCTGGCGTAGCTGCCTACCATGTGGGAAGATACTATGGTATTGTTGAAGGCAAGCGAGAGCTTAGCGAAACTTACAAGTCAATTGAACGTGCAAAGAGAGAAGCTTTTTCCAAGTTGGTTGGAAAATAAGGGGAAGGCGGGGGCTTATGCCTCCGCCTTTTTCTCTTTCATATCCGCGAATGTCTGCGTAATCCAATACAACTTATAGAATTCCTCATCGAATGAGAAGCGCTTCATATGTTTAACTGTCGCACCAGTATGTGCATGTAATGGGACGCCAGCTTCCTTCATCTTCATGAAGAAGTGGATGTCCTCACCAATAAACTTATCGTCGTTACCATCTGATGTCTCCATAAAGAAAGACTTATCACCATGGAACTGACGCATCTTGTCAGCTGCACTGCGGTGCAGCAGGAAGAAACCAAACCCAGCGTAGTCAACCTTAAGTACCTCATCCTTTGGTAAAGGATGGATGTATGACATGACGTACCGATCATCAGGGTGTGCCATGAACAGGGAAGGGAACGGCTGCATCAAAGCCTTCTCATTCTCCTTGGATATAAAGTAGGTCCCGCTAACAGCAGGTCGCTCGACAGCATCAGCTGTCTCCCATACTTTAGCTAGTGCTTCGTTCGTAAGAACGATGTCGCTATCTACCCAGAGAATCCATTCAGTATCTAGTCCGTCGTACCACATATCGAATGCAGCTTGTCGCTGCCTTGCTATCTGATTACCTTGAGTGCGACCAGCGTTGACGATAGGTAGACCAGAGGTGAGCAGCGAGTAGACCAAACCTTCAGCGAACTTGCCGTCAACCAATCCGTTATCACACCAGACCAGCATGATCTTTCCCTTGCTTACGGGTTTCTTGTTACCCTTGGACATGATTGCCTCCCCATCCTCCGCCTTTGAATTGAATCCCAGGTGCATTGAAGATGCGACGCAAGGTAGTACCGCATACAGGACAGTCGTACTCTTGCTCTTCGTCTGTCATGCCACGCTCAATGTTAATTACTTGCCCATCACCTGGGCATTCGTACTCGTAGATCATTGGTAAGGACTCTTCCCGCCAAGGATGTCAGCTATATCCTTCACACCCTTAGCTGCTAGTTGTTCGACTCGTTGCGGGGATATGTCCCACGCCTTAGCAATATCTGCAAGTGGCATGTCGTTCGCATACCGAGAGTTGAGGATGCCTTGCATCCTTGAGTCAAGCTTAGACATAGCTTTAGATACATCAGCTACTAGTGCAACCAAGTTGTTACCTTCGTTAGCTAACCGCTTGACCTTAACACCATGCACGTCAGGGTCGAACACTTGGTTAGCCAAGTATGACTCACCAGATCCAACCACTTTAATAAGAGACTCGATAAGATCGAGGCGATAGAAGTACTCATCGCCTAGCTCGTAGCCCAAAGCTTTTGCTTTCTCCTTGCGAGCATAGCGTTCACCAGCTCGACGTATGAATGTAGAGAATGCTTTGTATCCCTGCTTCTTTTCGATAGGGTCTTCGCGTTCAAGGTACTCACTTACTTTATCCTTGCGCTTCCATGCGTACTCGTTCATCGCTTGCCTCACATCTTCAAGCTCGACGAATCGATAGAATCTTTTCGAAACGTTGTATGCAATGACGGAGGTGATGTCGTTAACCTCTACCCATATAGGGTGATCTTTATCTAGATCAGCCATGCTCTTTAACCAAGTATGCGTGAGCTGCTAGTAACATGTCGGGGTCATCTCCAAGTAAACCAATCGCTCTGTTGTGGTTGCTGCATAGCAAACCCCTAACCTTGCCAGTCTCATGGTCGTGGTCTATGTCCAATGCTCTACGCTCTGGCTTACCACCACATATGTAGCAGCCACCATCTTGTTCTTCAAGCATGCGATCGTAGTCATGCTCGGTAATTCCGTATGCTCTGATGCGCGAGATGCGCTGCTCGGCATAAGTTTTATTTCGCTTGCGTGGCATACTGTTCCCAGATCCCACGCTCAACCATCAGTGCAATCACTGCGTAGTTGGCGATGTCAATGAAGCTATCTTCGAGAGCTTCATGATTGGGTTCAACTGAGTTGTATATAAGATTCTTTAGTCGCTCGATCTTGTCTGACATGCGTACCATCAGACCATTGGTTGCACCACCAGGTGCATTCGAAATATTTAATGGACCGTAATCAACTTGCTTGCTTATCAGGATCTCTAGAAGCTCGTGGTATATAGAGCTAGCATCATGACCGAAGTCTTCGATCGTTAACTTTTTCGTAGCCAAGCAGCACCCCTTTAGTTAATAGCATTGACGAGGTCTGTCAATGCTTGTGCTCCTTGGTCTACAATTATACTATTGATGTCGCTGTTTGGTGGTAGCGACACGCGGATGGCTTGAGGAATTGCATCCTGTAATCGACGAGCTAAGTCCTGCCCTGGGTTGGAGCCGTCTTCCTTAACATCATTGTCGGTTGCGATTACAACCGTACCAATCCCATCAAAGCACCTACTAAAGTAAGGCTTCCAAGCGTTAACACCAGCAACGGCAACAGCGGGGTGTCCAGCAAGAGTCGCGCTAATCGCATCTATCTCTCCTTCAACTATGAGCACCTGGCTAACCGCGTTGAGGATTGCATCAACGTTATATAAGTGGTGCTTCTGACCAGTTGGAATCATATACTTTGGGTCACCGCCATCGATGCGACGAAACTTAAACCCAACTACACCAGCCCCTGTTATATAGGGGATGGATAGGTGATGCTTAAGTCTGTCTTCGTGACCAGGTGCAACCTCGGCTACATATCCTAGTAAAAATTTTTCAGCACCATCAAGGATGCCTCGGGTCGCTAGATATTCTTCTGCTGGTGAGCCAGCAAGGGATGCATGGTATTGATGTGCTGCTTTAGTCCAGAGTTCTATTAGCTTTGGGTTGGTTCTCATTGTAACTCCTTTTCAATAGCCTGAATAGTAGGACAGGGATAGTATTCAAACCCTTGACCGCACTCCGAACACCTTAAGTCTGACCCATCTATGTCGTTTGAATTGTCATATGGCTTATGCAATTCCACTACTGCACGAATTGCAGATGTGTATTCGTCATAGGGATTGCCTTCTATTGCATAATCAATTTTTGCCAGCAATTCATCGTGTGTCATAGCCTCTTCTGTTTCCTCATAATGAATGGAGGTGCAGTATACACGTCATTCTTTGCAGCGATAGTCAAAGCTTCTTTCCACCCAGCACCTTGGGCTAAAGCTCCGAGTGCAAATGACGAGCCAGAACCTACGCCGTACAAACCGTCATCACGTAGGTAGATAGAATAGGAATCATCTATCTCGTAGATGGTTCCATGTATGGCAACGATCAGTTGAAAGCCACTGTCGCTTGAGTCTTTGTCTGGCTGATAGCCAGACTCTTTAATACATTCACGTAAGCTTGGAGCTACAATAGTAATCATCCATGTGTATAAGTTCTTACCAACAGGTGCAACAGGTGGACGCCATACATGTTGGATGATGTCACATGGTTGCACGTCACCAGCACCAGCGATGAGCCACTGCCCACGCTTGGTTATCTTGGTGATGGTTGGATGTGAGTACGGACGTGAGTCCGCTGTCGTTCGTGAGTCAGCTGCTATGAAGCAGTGATCATCTTTTTGTACCGCAATAATAGTTGTCATCTTGCACGTAACCTTGGGGGTGTCCACCGTCCTGACGAGCGTGACTTGCCACGTCCTGACACAGCAGAGGGGTTGGATTTTTCTTTGCCGATATTCTTTTCTGCCCATGAACGAGCCTCTGGGTATGTTAAGTTCTCACGAGCCATAACGATCTGTATTCCAGAACCGCTAGCAGCACATGCATAACATACCCAGACGCCCTTGTCTGAGTTTACCGAAGCAGACTTCTTTGAATCATCGTGTACTGGACACAGGATTGACTTCTCACCTTGCGGTAAGTCCAATCCGTAATGATTAAATACTGCTTCAAGAAACTCAGGCTGATTCATTTGTTAAAACCAATTCCTTTCCTGATGGAACTTGTATGCCTCGCACCAAGATCCGTATCGATGTAGAACATATTCGTGTGCTTCCGTTGCTTGTTTGAATACTGACCAACGTGGATGTCCCCACATTAGTTGCCAAGCTCCAGTTGCTGACGAACGCTTGTTCTTCGCTTCCAATCGGTAACGAGATTCTTTGAACGCTATCTTCAGCGAGCAATCTATTTCCGACTTGTCCTTCGTCAATGTGCCTATCGCAAAACGAAGCTTCTGCCTCGGCTCCATCACTGAAACCATTTGTTCCATTGATGCAGCTGGTGCTATTGCTTCCGCTGGTGTTGCGACTATCATCATTGATGTTACTACGGTCATTACCATCAACCGCATAGTTACCTCTTTTCAGTTGGTAAGTAACTGTCACCTTCTTACCTATGTCCATTGTAACCTGCCTGTTTTAGCAGATCCGCCCAAAGCCATGCGGGCATAACCGCATATGACTCTGAGACATTTGATGTGCCACGCTTCTTCATTAATACAACCCCAGTCTCTGCATCAGCATGAGTCATTTCATCCTCAAGCTCACGCAGGTACTGTGGAATCCTAAATGATTTCTCATTCTTGCATTCTATAACTACGCCATCTATACCGTCAATGTCTCCGACATCATCGTGTCGACCAGCACCGTATGCACGTTCGGCACACTCGAAGCCATAGCTTCGAAGCCACTTAACTACATCACGTTCGTACTGTGAGCCCTTACGTTTAGCTGCACTGCTCATCAATAGTCTCCTGGTATAACCGACTCGAGTGTTATGTTAAGTTTCGATCTTAGCTTTAATCTTTCTCGTGGTGACAAGCCACCCCATAAACCATAGTTCTCGTGCCTCATGCCCCAGTCAAGACACTCACGTCTAACTCTACAACCAGAACAGATAGTCTTTCCTAAAGCATATATAGATACATCTCTTTCGTTATCCTCTGGAGGATAAAAAAATTCAGTACCTACTTCTTTGCAAAGAGCATCACTCAAATCTGGAAAGTTCATACAGCAACCCCTCTATTGGTTTAAGTTGATCTGCATTCATCACCAACCTAATGCCGTAACCATAGTCATGATTGAAATGGTTTGCAAGAAATGTTTCTCTTTCAATGTAGCCCATGATTTCAAACTTACTGTCTACGTGTGGCAACTGCTTGTCACCAATGAATCTGACAAGCACTGCGAAGTCAGAGATAAATAGGTGGGATGCATTAAATATTAGTTGCGATAATGTTGACGTCTTAACTTGTATAGATCTACCCAGTACTGTCTTGAGGTCGTGTCCATCGTCACCGCTCGGGCTAATGCTGTTGTCCACTTGTAGCCCAAGCTTCTTAGCAACCGCCACCTCACCCAAGCGACCCATAAGATTAACGGAATATGAGGAATTATTTTTATCAAACTTCTTATCCGTAACTTCATAGATCCTCTTGTTCTCTCTGACTCTATGTACAAACCGAAGCGCTTCCATGATCTCGTCTTCGGTTAAAGTTATTACTGCCACTGTCTCATTGTCCTTGCTCGAGCCAGGTCTGCTGGCGTATCGTACAAGGTCATGTTGCTTGGCTCTGCTATTAATGTTACAAAATTTTCTGCGGTAGGGTCAGCCTTACCATGTCGGTTCTTGACAACAGCAACTCGGTAAGCTTGCCCTGCGCTGTCAAGTGCAACACTGAGTACCAACTCAGGTAACGCTGCGACCTTACCCATCAGCGCCTTACGTGGCGCTGGGAAGTTAGGCTTAGACATCTTCTCGTTCTCAGATACATGGTGCAGAACAATGAATGCTGATTCGTATTCACGTGCCATGTAGTGGAAAGCGGACATTGCATCACGCAGTGCTGTCCACTCACTGTCGCTTGTTGAAGCGACGTTCATTAAGTTGTCTACAAAGATTGCTTGTGGTGCTGAACCATGTAGTTCAATCCAAGCTTCTATCTCTTCTTCAATATCTTCAAGAGAAGGTGAGGGATCAAAGTTAAACCGAACATGCTTAGCGCCTTCGGCTAGTGCATCTTCCAATAGAACGGAACCTTCGGAGTCCATCATCGTTTCTATCTGTGACACCTGCTTATCCATAATGATTGCACCTGCACGAGATGCAATAGTTCTGGAGTCAGAGTCAGCCGAGAAGTAAAGTGATGGAACCTTTGATGTGATTGCGTACCACAGTGCAAGTAGGGTCTTTCCTCCACCTGGTTGTGCAGCTATAAGGTGCAACTGCGCTTGGCGAAAGACAACTTGAGCACCTGTCAGTTGAGGAAGAATCGGTGGAAGCTGATGCCCCACTGGTGATTCGACCCCCACTACTTGCAACAGTGAACGCATATTACTTAGCCCAGATTGTTTCTGCTTCTACTGCACCTGGGGTGAAAGGCTTAGGTCCCTTGGCTGGGTCAAACCAACCAATGTAAGCCTTGCCTGCTTTGCTCGTACCCTTTTTCTTGGCGTACTTGCCACGTCCGTCTGGCAATGCTGGTGCATCTGGATGTCCATATGTCCATTCATTTCCATAGCGGTCGGTGATTACTTCAATAGCAGCAGGTGATGCTGCTACTGGTGATGGGTTAAGACCTGCGTCAGCTAATGCTTGAACAGCTGTATCCATTGTGTTGTTGGCGAAAGCTCCGCCAGTTGCAGCACCAGTACGGTTGTTAAGTGAGCGTTGCAGTTCTGTTGCTGAAGCGATAGCTTCAACAGCAGCAGTTAGGTTAGCCCTGAACTCTGAGACGCTGTTACCTCGGACAGTAAACAGATCGCTAGAGTTTAGCTTTCCTGTGTATGAGAACATAGATTCAGTCATCTACTTTCTCTCCTTTTCTTTCCCCTTGTTTGGTATTTGTAATGGGAAATCTTTGCCACCAAATGCTGGGCATTGGGCGGTGAAAGAACACATACGACAAGAATCTCCGACAGCTGGTGGGAACCAACCGTTCATTGTCGAGTGGTTCATTGCTCCAAAAACATAATCAAAATATTCCATACTTAGTGGGGACAAGTCAAGTAACTCATCGAGTTCGCCTTTGCGTGTCATGAAGAACGCGCCCCACTTAGGTCGTATCCCATACGACCGTTCGATACCAGAAGCATAGAGTCCTGCTTGCACAGCACCGAAGGGTGTCCTAGAACCTGTCTTGTAATCAACGATAACGAGGTCTTCCCCTACCTTGTATATCGCATCAACAATCATGCGGACTGGTGTACCCCCGAAGGTTACATCAGCACTCCACTCGATTCCAGGACGCCCGTCGGGCATGGTTGCTATCTGCCAACCAGATGACTCGTACCATTTCTGGTACGACTCGACCTGCTTGAGTCCATCGTTCTGCCAGAATGACAGATCTTCCCCGTCAGGACGTGCTGCAGTTTTGCGACCAGCTGTCTTCCACTCCGAAGAGGGAATGTTAGATCGTGATTCTACTTCTGCTACTGCGTCATTAAATACTTCTAACCATTTAGAAGTCAAATTTGTAGTCATCTGGGTCCCATTCTGGATGGTCGATTGGAGTAGGCGCTGTCATTGGTGAACCACACTGGTTACAGAATGAATCAAGGAACCACATTACCAGTTCGTAGTCAGAAAAGATAGCTCTGATTACTTGGATGTTTGAACCGCAGTTGATGCACTCATTGCTGGGTACACCACGCTGGTCAATTCCCTGCGGTGGGGTTGGACTGTCGTCTGTAGAGCTCATGGTTTAACCACTCAATCATTGAATGTACTGCAGAACCTGCAGCGAGGTATACTGCGGGCTTCTCTGGAACCATGGCTATCTTACTCAAGTAGTATTTCTGAGGACAGGATTGCCAAGTAGACAACTGACTGTACGATCTATGAGGAGGAAGTTCATTCATACCAGTAGGTTACCAAAGGTTACCAGAGGTAACCCATCGACACGCCGTTTGTTTCTTACCAGAAATGTGATAAGTTGGAAGGGTGGTGGGAGGGAAAGGCTTGCCTGATGGCAAGCCGTGGTAGAAAAAGGGAACAAAAAAAGAGGGGGACGATTAAGTCCCCCTCTCCTTCTGTCTCCTACCATTCTGGTGGAGCAACTGCGAGCGCATCCAGCGTGGCTATATTGATGCACCCGACTGCTGGGATGTCATGGCGATGCTGCAACCCTTTTAACATTTCCTGTAGGGGAGCATCAAGCAGATCATCTCCAGCAACATTAAGAGCTACACGCACTTGCGTTACTAGCTCAGATCTTTCTCCTGGATTTACTAACGATATTAATTTCTGAATCATTCGACTGGTTGTTCGGTGTCGATTGTCTGGAGCTGGACGGTAACAATCCCGCCGAACCCAGAAGCAAAAGAGGGTGGGGCAGCCTGTTCGAACTGGATAGCTCTGATAACGCAGATCCGTTCTTCTCCGCTAGAGAAGTCTTGGAAAAGTACCGCTCCACCATACTGCTCAATGCGTTCAAGATAGTGAACTCTGTCCCATGGTTCTGACCGATTAACGACACCGTTTGAATCTCTTTCTTCTTCATAGCAAAGCATTGGAACAGTGATTGTTCTTGAACGCAAAGGAGCTGGCAAAGCTCTGATCTGCCAGGATTCAAGCAGCGGTCCCTTGGTTGCATCAGATGCATCTCGAGTAAAGTTAAATGTAATTTCAAAGTGATCGGCAGGAAAGACCTGACCTGATAAGCCAAGCTCTTGAGACTGGTCAATCGGAATAGAACCAAAGCTGACGAACTGTGTCTCTTGATCCTCTAAAGTGAAGCCAAGAGTTCCTGTGCCACCTGCTGATACAGCAAGTGAGACTGGTTGCTTCTTCTCACCAGTACCCCAGCGAATCCATCCAGATTTAATATATCCAGAAGCTGCTAGTTCTGTTGGATGCTGGATCCAAGTACCAGAAGATGATGTAATAAATTTGATTCCGCTAGTACCGACATAAGCCACACCTGTTGGTGTGCTGCTGTCAATAACTAAGTCTGGCGCATAAGCGTATGCGTTGCCGATCTCTGTACCAAGGTTAAGACGCCATAACCCAGATGAACCAGAGATAAGGTTTGAACGGCATGCATAAATGTAAGCTTCATCAAAAGCAAAGTCGGTCACTTCACCAGTCACATTAAGTGGACCATAGGTGAAAGATGTTCCATCAGTATTGGCTACGCCAACACGAAGACCTTTGCTAGTACCGAGCACTATGAATTCATTTAAGTAGATACGCATTTGCTTAAGTGTCTCGCCACGTGGCAGTTCTGCAATAACAACTGGGTAGTTGAGGTCAGCCAAAGGATCAGCTAGGTCTACCGAGTAGCTCTGGATTCTAGATGTTGAACCCTGTGTGTATCCGACAACGATTGCACCTGGCAACTCTGTTATAGAGTTGACAACTGTATTGATGTCGCCAGTTTCCCAACGCTCATTGGCTGCTGCAAGTCTTGGGGTAGGTGTTGTGTATGCACGTGTTACTTCGTACACGCCAACCTCAACAGTGCCTTCAACCGCTGCTACAACAATACGTTCTTTAACATATGAAATTACTTGTGGTGTCCAAGTAGCTGCAACATAGGTAGGCTTGAGCCAAAGAATGCGGACAACTCCAGCAGGAGTTACGTCATAGATGCCATCGGTTGCAGCAACGATGCAATAGTTCCCATCACTAGTAATACAGTAAGGGATGTTGCCAGTACCAGGAAGAGTGATAGCAGTGGATGTGCCAAGTGATTGGCTATAAAAATAAAGAGTGCTGTTTGCGATGTAAAACGTGCCACCAATTACAGTAACTGGGTTCTTCGCTGCTACCGATGTGTGCTGCGTTGTCTTAGGCAGAAGCTTTGCTTCTCCTAGTGTCCAGATGTCAATGTTGTTTGATTCATAGAATCGGTATGTATCGCTATTGTCTGCATCGTAGTAACGCTCACCTGCACCATGATGCCATGATGTAGCAGAGCGGAGCCACCAGTTAGATAGTGATTGCTCACCAGCTGCTGTGCCTTGGTCGATACGTTCCTTCTGGTATGTCGTAGTGATACGACTGATACGGTTGTTATCTGTTGCAGCAGATATCCAAGGAGTATTACCAATAGCGTAGTTAGCAGCAAAGCCACTGCGCTGATATCGAACCAGCGCTGTTGGTACACTAGTGCTGATAGCAATAGGTAGATCACCTTTGAGGTACTTGTTGGTCGTTGCCACGCTTTATCTCCTACTTCTTAGATGGGCAGTGCTGACAGCATTTAGATGTATCTTCTGCTGGGTAAGCTTTCTTTGTTGGAACAGCAGCAATAGCTGCCTTCACCTGATTAATAATCTTTGGTTGATTCATCCACCAGAACCATGGGCTTGTGTCTTCGCCACAACCATCGTTGATAGAAATGTGAAGGTGCTTGTTGTGCTGGTTGCTACCTGTGTATTTACGGTTGCCTTCTTTAGCTCGTTCCTTTGACCAGATCTTGCCAGTAAAGATTAGATACTTGACACGCTTGTCTTCTTTGAGCTTTTCAAAAATATCAAAGCAATCAATGCCATGCTTAGGGTCGTGTGTTAGGTCGACTGCATAGCCAGTGTTGTGGTCTGAACTAGGACTCTGAGCTATATGAGCAGCAGAAGGAAGAAGCCCATCGCTGGCTTTCTTGCGATTTGGTTGCAGTGCCGTCGCTTGACGGAGCACAGCAATTGCAGCAGGTGTGGCTTTCTTGACTACAGGTTTCATTCATCTTTCTTTCCCGCTAGTAACATAAAGACTTCGTCAATTCTTGCCTCTAATCTATTGACAGAGTCTCGGAGGCTTGATCCAGAATTTGGTTTCAATTCTGCTAGGTAGTGCTTGACTAACCAACGAACTGAGCCAGCAAAGCTGGCAACTATTGTGGTAACCGCAACAGCGATACCAGCCCATTCGTTGGTAGACATTATTCCGAACCGCGCCCGAAGTCTGTTGAAGATCCGTCAAGCCACTTAAGTACTGGACCAAGGAAGCCTGTAAGAGCTGCTGTTCCTAGTACCTTGATGTCTGTCTGACCTGCGAGGTATAGTGCCACGGCAGCTGATGCTGCTGCGCGGAACCAAGATAAAGCCATTGATTGAAATTGTGGATTCATGTTTTTCTCCTTAGTTGGTAATTGCTGTGATTTCTTCGCCAGTTAATCCAAGTGCCTGAAGCTTTGCCTGTGCTGCAAGCTTGGCATCTGCCTTAGCTTGCTCTGCCTTTTCTCTTGCCTGACGGTCTAGCTCTGCAGCTGCAGCATCAATGCTGCGCTGTTCTAGCTCTTCTGGTGTTAGATCGATATACTGCTGTACTCCTGTTGATAGATCAACAACTAGCTTCTGTGGTACGTCTGACATTCTATTCTCCAATGATGATTACGTGTGAAGCATCTGGACAAGACCAGATACAAGTTTCTTCGTCAAGTGTTACATCGCTAGGATGGCACTCTGGCTTAGGTGGAATGAAAGCATCTCTGCCTGCATCATAAGTGAAACCAATACCAGCAAAGTTCTTACGAATAGTTCCGTTGTAAGAAGTCTTTATCCAAGTTCCACCTAGTGAATTCATAAAGGCTTCGCCTTCATCTGGCTCGCTGTTGTTACCAACGAGTACACGGAGAACTGTTTTGTTCTCGTCAATTTCTGCCCAATGTGACATATTTATTTCTCCTTATACCATTGCGTATCTAATAATTACTACACCCGAACCACCATTAGCGGAAGTGGTAAAGTCAGCGCCACCAGCGCCACCGCCAGTGTTGGCTAATCCGTTTGTAGGATAAATTTGTGTATATGAACCACCATTACCACCACCACCATATCCACCTACACCAACATTTCCTGAATTGCCAGGGTTGGTGCGACCTGCACCACCGCCACCACCTGCATAGTAGTAAGTTCCGCTGACGTTTTGTCCAGTTAAAGTTACAGCACCCCAAGATGAAAATGATGAAGTTCCAACTCCACCATCTCCGCCCCTAGGGGCTGAAGTTCCGTTGCTTCCTGCAGTACCTGCGCCACCACCACCACCACCAGCGCTACCAGCACCTGTACCACCATTGTTTCCTTGCCCTGATGTTCCAGTTCCTACTGAATAACTACCACCATATGCGCCACCACCTGAACCACCATTACCTGGGGAAGTTGCATATGATGCTCCCTTGCCGCCACCAACAGCGGCAGTTAGCGCTCCTATTTGCGAGTCGCTTCCGTTAGAATAACCAACTCCACCAGCACCAACTATTACTGTGTAATTTGTTGTTGTTAACGACTGAGATGTAAGTGAAAGAACTCCACCTGCTCCGCCTCCACCAGCAGCATCGGAACCTGCGCCACCGCCACCTGCGACAACAAGCGCATTACAAGTTAGCGCAGTTTGCGGAGTGAATGTTCCAGAGGTTAAGAAAGCGTGATACCAATATGTACCATCGTTAGCAACAATATTGCCACCAGTAGCCT